GGGTCAAATTTAACCCATGGTGGAAGGAATGTTAATGAAGCAGTTGAAGATTATCAGGATTGGAGTCATAAATGGGGCAAAGAATATAAAGATGAAAATGAAAGACTTGAAAAATATAAATATAAATTCGGACATGACGAAGACACTATTAGGAGGGGATTTTATAGAAATTACCCTTCTTCATATGACTTAGATTTTACGATAGATGATCTTAATGAACAATGGTATTTACCAAAAGAAGCACCAGAAAACTATGAATGGTTTAATCAAGGCGGAATCGCATCGCTTGAAAACAGGCCTGGATACAGGTGGGCCGGAGAAGTTAATTTAGGAGACTATTCAAATCTGGAAACGGGAATACGTGGTAGAAGATTAAAAGCAGACCCTGTTCATGGATACATTTGGGGTGGAGGCGAAGGACCGTTTGGAAGTGACCAAACTAAATGGGACTTCTACGGAAAAGAATGGACTGGTAAGGACATGTACGGACAGGACATGAGTGTAGGATACCCTAGTGTAGGATGGCAAGGACAAGGAACTACTGGCTCATTGGCACGTGGTTATTTAAATGAAAGAGATATAAAAGGAGGCGACCCTGGATTTTCCCGAAGAGGTGTGGATGAAGAAGGTTATATAGAAATAATGGGGCCGGATGGTAAATTAAGAAAAGTTAAACCAATGAATGAAGGCGGCGCGGTAGGACTCGAGCCGGGAATCGCATCTCTTATGGGCTACGCCAAAGGCGGCATGGTCACTAGGGTGAAAGTTCCAAAGGGACAGTCAAAGTGGATGAAGAAATTTATGAACAGCATGAGGGATAATTAATGGTAGCTTTTGCTATACCATGGGCGGCAATGGGGATAGGCGCCCTTATGGGTGGCCTATCATCAAAGCAACGCGGAGGAAACTTCCTCAAGGGCGCACTGCAGGGCGCGGCGCTTGGCGGAATCACCGGAGGAATAGGTGGCTTGGCAAGTGGAACAGCAGCAGGAACCTCAGCAGGCGGTGTATTCGGGTTCGGAAGTAAAATGATTCCGAATTTTCTTGCAATGTCTGGCATTGGAATGGGAGCCGAGATGCTGGGGCAACAGGAAGCCCTCCAGCAGGAAGTCCTGGAACTGATGGTAAAGGTGGCGGTGGCGGCGCAGGAGGATTTGATCCTTCATGTGGTCATCATACTGGAGGCACAGGTGGAACCGGAGTGGTAATTTTAAGGTTTCCAACGGCTTCTAAAAGTCCAAGTTATGCGGTAGCCCCTGGAACGAATACTACAACCACGTGCGGATCTTGTACGATGGCTACATTTACAGTTACAGGTACCTTTACTTTATAAAATAGAATTGATGTAAATCAAATTGACTTAAAAAGTTAATATGATATAAAGAAAGAGAAAGATGAATCTACATAATCATTATTGGTTTTTTAAAAAAGCAATCCCGGAGAGGATTTGTGATCATATTAAAAGATATGGTTTGTCTCTTAAAGAACAAATGGCAGTGACCGGTGGGTATGGGGATCCTAAAAGACTTAGTAAGTCTCAAACTAAAGACTTAAAAAAGAAAAGAAATTCAGATGTCGTTTGGATATCAGAGAACTGGTTATATAAAGAAACTCACCCTCTTTTACGAGTAGCTAATCAAAACGCAGGGTGGAATTTTCAATGGGACTTTTCAGAGTCCTGTCAATTTACTTATTATAGAAAAGGTCAACATTATGATTGGCATTGTGATAGTTGGGAGCATACATATAATCAACCTAATACTCCTAGTCATGGAAAAATAAGAAAACTTTCTTCAGTTGTATTACTTTCTGATCCCAAAGATTTTAAAGGTGGAGAATTAGAATTTGATTTTAGAAACTTAGATCCTGATAAAAAAAGAAATACCAGAATATGTCAAGAGGTAACTGGCAAAGGAGACATGGTAGTTTTTCCTTCTTTTGTTTGGCACCGAGTTAAACCTGTTAAATCAGGACAACGTTATAGTTTAGTTAATTGGCATTTAGGATGGCCCTTTAAATGAAAAAGAAAAAGAAAAAAATATTAGATGAAATGTGTAAAGCTTCCGATGGAAGACCTCAACCCGAACCTCTTTATACAGAACATTATTTTTCTTCTCCTATTTATTGGACCGATAAACCGGAATGGGTGAAAGGTTTCAACACAGCTTCGGATGCTTATATTAAACAAGCTCGTTTAAATAATTTAGATGAAATTAAAAAAAGAAATAAAAAATTTGGCAATAAGGGAGAACACCCATGGGTACATCATTCAACAACCTTAATAGGAGACCCTAAGTTTAAAATAATACAAGATTATATTGGGTCGACAGCATGGAATCTTTTAGATGGTCAAGGGTTTGATTTGACTAATTATTCTATATTCGTTACCGAATTATGGGTTCAAGAGTTTTCTAAAAATGGAGGAGGTCATCATACTTTGCACACCCATTGGAATGGGCATATCTCCGGATTCTTTTTTCTTAAAGCCAGTGAAAAAACATCTCTACCTGTCTTCGAAGATCCTCGAAATGGTCGTATGATGAATTTACTTCCTCAAAAAGATCCATCTAAAATAACTCAGGCTTCTCACCAAGTTAACTATCAAGTTAAACCAGGGCGTTTAATTTTTTTTAATTCTTTTATGCCACACATGTATTCCGTTGATAGTGGGTATGAACCTTTCCGTTTTATCCATTTTAATATACAAGCTATACCTAATAGTGTATTAGGTATTCCATATAAACCTGCGTGGGGGCAGAGACAAAAAAATGAAAACAAAAAGTAAGATAGTGCATTTACCAAACACAACACAGAATGCTTATATAAAAACAGTTTTAGGACAACACCCTAAAAAGCTTCCCAATGATTTTGTGGAAGTTTTAATTCAAGAAAAGAAAAAGGAGTTAATGAATGCCAAAAAGACCAAAGTTTAAAGACAATGCCCCTTATAAAATTATTAAAGGAGCTATTAATAAAGAGCTAGCCTCTTTCATTTATCGTTATTTTCAAAATAAAAGAAATGTAACACGGTTCTTTTTTGATACACGATGGATATCTCCCTACGCAGAAGAATGGGGAGTGTGGACTGATGAACAAATCCCTAACACTTATTCTCACTATGCAGATTTGGTAATGGAAACTCTTCTTGAAGGATTAAAAGAGAAAGTTGAAAAAGAAACAGGATTAAAACTTAATGAAACTTATTCTTATGCACGAATTTATAAGAAAGGAGATATTTTAAAACGTCATAAAGATCGTTATTCTTGTGAGGTTTCTACGACCCTGCATTTAGGTGGCGATAGCAAGTGGCCTCTCTATGTGGACCCTACCGGTAAGACCGGACAGGCTGGAGTTCCGGTGGAAATGGAACCTGGAGACATGGTTATTTATCAAGGTTGTGAATTGGAACATTGGAGAGAAGCTTACACAGGGGAAAATTATTGTCAGGTATTTCTTCATTATAATAATATAAAAAATAAAGAAGCTAAAGCTAACAAATATGATTCCCGTCCTTTGCTAGGATTACCAGCCTGGTTTAAGAATTTCCAGTTGCCTTCTAAGAAGAAATAAGGTATATTTAAGACTGGCGTGGGGGGTTCTTTCCACCACAAAGGTCTTCTGCGCCTACTTACAATCATATTGATATTCACATCATTCTAGTATAATTATAATCAAAGAGATTTTTATGCTACAAAAGATAGGCTTTTTACCTGGTTTCAATAAACAAGTTACACCCACAACTGCTGAAGGACAGTGGATTGCAGGGGATAATGTACGTTTTAGATATTCCACCCCTGAAAAAATTGGTGGATGGGCTCAATTAGGGGACGATTATTTAACCGGACCTGTTAGAGCGTTGCACCATTTTGTTGACAATACCGGAATTAAATACGCGGCCCTTGGAACAAATAGAATTCTTTATGTCTATTCTGGTGGTGTGTTTTACGATATTCATCCTTTAGTTAATCCCTCAGGTACTGCTATTACCAATGCCTTTAGTACTACTAATGGAGATGCAACAGTGACTCTTACTTTTAGTGGAGCTCATGGTTTTGTAGTGGGAGATATTATTTTATTTGGGGGCACCAGTACCTTTACTGCTATAACAGATTCTAATTTTGGAGCTTCAGATTTTTGTGATAAAAGATTTATGGTAACTACCGTTCCTACTACGACTACTCTCACGATTGAAATGCCAAGTAATGAAACAGGATCAGGAGCAAGTACTTCTGGTGGCATTACTTA